TCATTAGTTGTATCAACCACTGTAGCATTAGCCGCAGCAGAAGGTAGCGACTCTCCTACCCCACTAAATACAGCTGCAACTACATAGTTGTACGTTGCAGCAGGTATAGAACCACCAGTAGTTAAGCTTGCTGAAATGCCTGTAGGAGCTGTGCCTTTAAAGATTGAAATTGTTCCATTTGATATGTATGCCACTTAAAACCTCCGTTACTATGTTTAATTACTATTGTGGAGCTACCGGCCACTCAGGGTTAGTAGGGTCACATATAAGGGGGAAATCCCTTAATAATTGCCGGTACACTATCCACTCTTCTTTGCTTTGAGTCGTGGCAGGAGAATCTGGTAATACTCTCCAATCAGAATCTGCGAGTAAATTATTTCTATTGTGTCTAATTAACCGCATAAGTTCGTCGGCAGTAGGAGCGGTTGACTGCTCTGCTATAGGAATGTTATTTACTATTGCGGTTGCGCCGTTGGGGCAGTTAAGGTAGAACTCTTCATTGTCATTACTTATTTGAGCGGCAACATGTGCTGTAGGCCCAATGAATCTACGTAAAATCTTTCCGCTATTTTTATCGTAAATCACCACATTCATTATTTTTTAACTCCTAGTATCAGTACTTCTGGTATCGCGCTTCCTGAAATTGTAAGGTTAGTTAAATCACTTTTCTTTAAAAACTGATATAACACAGATATAGCATGAGTACCTTCTGGTAGTCCCTCGGATTTTAATGCCATACGTAATTGAGCAGAGTATAACGCGCTACCTCTCTGCCAGGAATCAGTGTACCCCGCATACAACGGCCCCCCATTAATCTGAATAGTAACATAGGCACACGTTGGAGTGACTAGCGAATTATTAGTCCAAAGACCTTCTACAAGGAACATTAGGGGCTTTCCGGCTAAATACGAATCTACTACCGCAAGGCACAATAACATAGTTAACATTAGTATAATTATACTGTACCGGCTGAAGTACTACTGGTACTGTTACAGCATTATCCTCAATCTTTAATGTGTTAACTGACAGGTTTGCTATTTTACCAGTTATTACAGATAGATCTGCTATATTACCAGATTGCGCCGTAAACCCAGAAGCATTAACTTGAGTTGCTGAAAGCTCGTCAGTGTAGATAAATCTGTTGCCTATAGTAGTGTACCCGCCAGTTAAAACTGTCCCGTCTGGGGCTTTAAAGTTAGTGCCTAAAGTTGCACCAACAGTAGCGTTATCCGCTGGTTTTCCTGTACCCCCTACCGCTGACCAATCATTGTTGGTCATTGGCCCTAACTGAACATTGCTAATGGAGCAGTTTGATGAATGAAGGGAGCTGTCAAAATACAGCTTGAGATTAGAAGCAGCCGGGGTCATGGTGCCTATCTGTGTGCCATTCTTAAGCAGCTTAACTATCACACCGTCATAGACAACTGAGAATACATCACCTGCAACATATGTGCTAAGTACAGAAGCAGGTGTCTGCACACCGAATCTATAACCGTAAACATTTCCGCTAGCTGCTAGGTTTATAGCGTAATGGATCGACTCATAAGATTGATTATAGGTAGGCTCTGTTGTTAGCCCTACCAGAATATCTCTATCATTCCTATCGGCTGTAAAAGTACAATAAGCCCCTCCAGTGTATCCTTCTTTACTATAACAATCAGAATCCCAAGCCGCTGCGCCGTTTACTTTTGAAATCTTGTTACCATCCACCACGCAACTATTTCTAGGAATTAATGTGGTTGGTTTGCTTTCTACTTTGCCCCACGATATAGTCGCGTTAGCTCCCATACTAATACCAGCATCACCGACAACAAGCCCGGCAACTTTAGCTTGAGTAATGGATGCATCTGCTACCTGCAAACTACCTATAGTAGCTTGTCTGATAATAGCCCCATCCATCTCCATACTATTAGCTTGTCGCATATAGCAAAGGTAGTTGTTAGTTCCATTACTAGGTAAAGAAGAGGTTACAGCAATTATTACTTGGTTAGCTATTAAAGAAGGCACAGCGCCAAAAGCGGCCTTAGATATAGTGGCAGTAGTACCAGATAAAGTAGCTATGATATAAGAGTTGTGTGCGTTAGCTAGGGTTCCTTGGGCTAGTGTGTATACTGTGTCGTTTCGTATAATACTACCAACAGTCCATGTTAATGTTGTACTAGCTGAACCCGCGGGGCTAAAATTAAATATTGAATCTCTAACCCAAAAATCGGTTCTAAGTGTTGTGTAAAGCTCGTCAGGCAATACTTGCGGTGCTGCTACATAAACTGAATATTGGGTAGAATAATTTAATCCTACCTCACCAAAAGCATCTACACAAGCAAAAATTAAATTCCAGGTGCCAAACAAAGTTACAGGAAGTATAAACGAAGTCTCTGGCCCTCTATTAACCAATAGGTTCTCAGCTGGGCTAAAGCCATTAGACTGGCTGGCGTACACCAAATAATGAGAAACATCTATCTCACTAGAAGGAGTAAAATTAACCGCCACAGAGTCATTAAAAGCTGTAAGCGTTACTCCAGAAACAACAGCAGGAGAAGGGTTACTTACCTCTATAGTAGACCAAGCCCCTTCCCTTCCCAGTTTATCTACAGCGCATACTCTAAACTTTATATTCCTGCTTATACCGTCAGTATGGTTTTGAATATAAGTGTACGTATACTCTTCTGTAAAAGACTTGTCAGTTCTTCTTACAGACCCAGAAGAGTTTAGAACTTCTACCTTGTAGTATTTTAACCAGTCTGCGGAAGAGTCAGACCCAGCTCCGTTAGATTCAGACCCTGCCGAAAGCCCAGTCATCGCATCTAGTAGTTGCGGTTTGCGCCAAGTGAATTTAACATCTTTACCTAGGAATTCAGTGTTGTTACCTTGCCCATCTATTTGAAGGCCAGAAATACCCCCCAGCATAACACTATTAGCTAGAGAAGCAGTTAGTGTAATGTCAGTGAAAGGTAGATTTACCAAATCGTAAAGAGCATCATTTAAAGTCTGCTGCACCCCTTCTTTGTATACAGCACAAGCAACAAACTGGTATCTTCCGCTAGTTAAAACCTCTGGAATAAATACATGCCCTGTTTTGTCTATAGGCAGCGCAGTATAAACACCAGTGCCGTACACTCCGTAGTATATAATTACACCTTTCCAATTAATCTGCGTAGGAATTGTGTAGTAGCAATCTACCCCGAACTTAACTGCTCCAGATGAATCTGTGTATGCTCTTTCTTCAACTTTAAAATTAGTTACGGACGACACATTTAAAACGTCAGGCAGCCTAGAAAAGTTGGTCTTGTATACAGAGCTAAGTCCTGAAATATCATCAGCACTATCATAAATAGACTCGTTATACTCAACACACATTACTTCTACAACTTCATCTGTATCTCTTTTAAGCCCAATTATTTTAAAAGGCTTAATTAAATTAGTAGATTCACCAACGTAGTAAGTATCACCAACCTTAGGCAAAGGGCTAGGTTCTTCTGAAAGTGTAATTGTAGTATACTTTCCAGGGGATGCTTGCACTAAGCTATAGGTGTCTGGGGCAGCTACCCCATCAGTAATCATAACGGCTAGCACTGAGCCTTCTATGAATTCTGCTTCTGCGCTGAGCGTTAAGGCTCTTGTTACGGCGTTATACGCTTCTACTTTTCCACCATACCCCCACTGTGGAACGTCATGCTGTACCCCGATAACGTCTCCTACTGTAGACATTATTCCGTGAGTTCCAGTTTTAAAAGTTACTGTGGTTAGTAAATTTTCTCCAGCGTCAAGTACATACTTACCTAAAGATTGCGCTTGCTTATAGTTAGTTACTCCTTGTAGTTGTATAGTCTTTTTTCGCTCTTCTCTGGTTAAGTCTTGTGCTAGCTCAGAAGACTCCACTATAAGAATATCGCTTTTGTAATCGTCATCTTTATTTAAGTACTGTATCTCGTAGGAGTTACTTATACCTCTATAAGAGGCTCCAGACTGTGTAAATTCTTTAATATTACTCATATTAAATATTTGAGAAATATTCTTTTTACGATCTATATCAATCCACACAAGTCCTTCTGAATAATACCAAGAGGCGCGCATTACAGTACAAATTGCAGTTAGTATTTCAGGCGCACTTTTTGACTCATCTATTACAATATTAAGGCTAAATCTTGGTCTTGCGGTAGCCCAGGCAGCTGAGGCTGGGTCAGTTACTACTGTTCCGTCATCTTTTATCCTAACATCACAGTACTCTGCCATTGTGTAAAAATTGGCAAGCATCAACCCATGCTTAGTTGGGTCAATTTTAAAGTAGTCACCTAACCCGTATCTTTCGTTCGTAAGTATATCGTATAGACACCAAATAGGGTTATCAGTCCACACTTTAGTAGATGTTAGCTGTCCGTTCCAGTTAGCGTACCCACCGGGCATGTACCTGTTAGTTCCGTCGTAGTTACTTCCGCTTGTGCCAGCTGGAACTTTTACCTTCACACCCTTAACTACAGATGTTATATTAGGCATACTGCCGGAAATCTGATCGGTGGCTTTTATACGTAACCCTAAAAGTGCAGTGTTGACATACGCTATTTCGCTAAACACTATCTCGTCAACTGATTTTAGGTATATGGTATCACCTATTGATATATCAGCGTCGTGATTGTCAGTAACTCGCAACACACTAATATCATAAACACCAGTTGCTGGAAAATTTAGCTCTCTGGCCACTGACACTTCGGACTTGGTTGGCGTAGATGTTATAGCATTCCAATCTTTAAAGTTTTGCGGAGATGTATATTCTACCCAGTCTTCCGCGCCCGTAGCTTTATAGAAAATTTTAAACTCAACTCCTACGTTCCACCCAGGCTTACTATATAAAGCTGGGGCAGAAATTACTAACTTAACGGCGTCAACAGCGCCTGATGTTGTTATAGTAGCCCCCATGTCAGGCGAATTTTCATTTGGAGCGTTAGGTTTAGTTATTATAGTATTGTGGGTATATGAATTTTGTACACGGTTAAACCCGTACATAGAATTTCTACTATCCAACACGTCTAATGTGGTGGTTTTAAGTGTGTATGCTATTAAACTATAATGTAAGTCAAACTGATTCCACCCTAACCTATTTATTAAGGTGTCTGAAACATAAAATTTTAGAGTAATATCAGTATTTATCGTAGTAGGAAAGTCAAAAGATACGTTATATGTAGTTCTGTTTTGATGTACAAAAATTCCTGTTGTGTTTGAATCTACATATGTGCCGCTCTGATTTATAATAGGTATAACATTGTCTTTTGTTCCTATTAAAGTGTTTCCTGAATATACTTCCACTTTAGTTAACGGCGTGGTAGTATCGGCTTCACCGTCTACCTCTATTCTAAAAGGGTCGTACACTATGGATATAGAAATTCCGTTTATGTCCTCAGTATTTAGTAATAGTACGTCACTGCCAGTACTTGAAGCTGGAACACTTATGGGAGAAGCCTTTATATTGTAATAACTAGTACTTTCTTCTGGTGCCAATAGATAGCCTCTAGGCTCATTAGTAACAGTGCCAGCTCTCCAGAAAGCGGCTATATCCTCAAAATGAAGCATGCGTTGATCGTTTACTAAAATAGAGTTTCCGTCTATGCTTTCTATCTCGCCCTCGGACAGACCATACTGAACATAAAGGAACTGATCTGCTCCAAGCACGTCTACAAACGCATTAAGGGTGTGACCTCCTACACGGTGCTCTCCGTAAATAACGCTTACCGGAGTTCCTGGGGTAGTTGTATTTTTAATCCCGGAGAACGTATACGTTGACGAGGTAGAGGTTCCTGAGTCGAAAGTAGGTAGTTTTGGTTGCCCAGCTATAGCTTCTGATATACCTCCCAGAGCTAACGAGGCTCCCATCATACCGATTCCAAAAGCCAATTTAGCACCAATAAGTGCCAATCCTGCTGGGCCTAACGCGAATGCTGCAAATACTAACAAAACCCCAGCTATTATTTTACCAGCCGCCCCAGCCCCTTCAGGTACTTCTCTTCCAACATAAAGTACATCACACTCTTTTACTTCAAGCCACAAGTCCTTAGATTCAAATATATAGGTATCATTTAATCTAAACGAAGTCTTGTCGGATTCTTCTGAGTTGTTAACAGTTAGAAAAACCAGTAGTTGTGGAAACTCGTTAAAGAGATACTGAAGGTTCTCATTTAAAGTTGCACCTTTAGTAGCTACTTCGTCTTTAAATGATGTGTATTTCCTAAAATATGGGTCGAAAATTACTCTCAATTTAAACCTCTTGTGTACGAGCTGTGTATTTTGTCTGCCCAAAACCCTTGCTTATACTCACTACAAATAGTTCCAGTTTCTATAGTATGTAACATGTAGCTTTCGTCTAACACTACAGCTAAATGTTTTGGATATCCTGACTCGTTTAGTAGTAGTATGTCGTTAGTTTTTATGGTATTTGTTTTTGTGAACCCGAATGTGCCGTAGCTCCTAATTACTTTCTTTGCATCTGTAAGGTGCCAATTTTTTTCGTAGTCTGTGTAATCTGGTAGCTCGATGTTTAAGCTGTTTTTATAAAACAGAATGATAAGGCCTAGGCAGTCGCACCCACTGAAGTCTCTTCCTAAATGTTTATATGGTATTTTTAAGTAGTCTAAATAGGTCATATGTAAGTAGTTGAAATACCTCAGAAAAATAGCCTTCGAACCCCTGTTTCCGGCACTCCAGGGAACCCCCCAAACCTAGCTAAGTTATTATGCGCCTTGCAATCAACCAAATCCTTTTTGCAAGTAGCTAGTTCACCTGAGTACCCACACGTATCGGGGGCCTTATATCTCCAATAACAAACACTAGTGAATCTGCGCCTAGGAAGTTTAACGCTAAAGTCTATTAGAGGCTCAAGGTTAAACTGAACTGCACTTTCGCTAGCAGTATAGGAGTCTATTACGTACACTTCTTCTGAATAAGAAGTAGTGCTGGCATCTGGGTTTGGTACTTCTAGTATATTACCATTACTATCTTCTACAACTACGTAGGCTATTTTGAAAACGTCGTCGCTAGTAGTTCCGAAATCAAATCTCAGAGCGTTTACAGTACTAGTAGTCCAGTCAACTAGGCTAGACATATCAAAAGTAAGTTCTATAAAGTCAGAAAAATAGGTAGGCTCGGCTACTACTTTTTTGTAATCCTCAGAAGCTCCGTGCAGGGTAGTGTGATAGTAAAGTATACCTGACCACCCAGTTCCAGTTACCCGCTTAATCAATACTCTAACCTTAGTGTAGTCTCCACCAGAAAACGAAACGTTAGTTGTGTAAAACATAGGGTCAGTTGATGTAGACGCTAGCGTAACACCATCACCATCTGTAGATAGTGTAGCTCCACTGGCCCCCCAACCGCATGAGCTATTTTTAAACGCCCATCCAGTATCTATAGTATCTAAAAACTTAGCGAAGACAGTCTTAACTCTGAGGGTACATCCCCTAAGCCCGCTATAGTTTTCAAGCATAGAAGAAATTGTTCTATCTGCGTTAGCGACCTGAATATTAGCTTTGTTTATCTCACCAGTGCTTGTAATTTCTATACCGTTAAATTTACAAGGAAACTTAGAATATACTACGCTGTTGTATGTAGCATCGTCATTACTATCACAGAAGGTGAAGTCTGGTACATTCGGAACTTCAAGAGTCATCAAATGTAAAAGCTGTGACTGCTCTTCAGCTACAGCTTCTGTTTTAAATAGTGTGGTTAAATTTTTAGGCATAAGTTGTGTAGCTCCAATTGGTTCCTGCTACTATAAGAAAGTCGTACATTATTATGTTCTGACAGTTTAAATCAGTTTCAGATGGTTCAGTATTTCCATTTAGATGACTATGGTAAATACATAGTATGTCTGGTTTTGTATTTAGCAAGGTGAACCATTCTCTCTTGTCAAATACAAAAGTGTTATGGCTGCTTGAAACGTTTTTTATTGGGATAATGGTGTTGTCTTTGAATACAACACCACAGATTTCCTTGCGTTGCAAAGCAGCCATAACTTGTATTTTTTCTATAACTTCTTTAGGACACATTAAGGTACTTCCTCAAGTTTTATTGAAAGTTCATATAGAGGCCCAGCTACATTATGAAAAGTATTTTGGGCTTGGAAAATATCCATAGCGAAAATTACCCGGTATGTAATTTTAGATACAGGGTCAACCCAGGTAAAGGCTTCAACAGACCCTAATCTTGAGATGAAGAAATTCCTAAGGGTTAGGTACTCTGTTGCATTTAACGCAATATACTTAAACTCAAAAGTATTAAGAGGCTTTGACCTCGCGCGTCTCTGACTATGCCCACTATCAAATGGATCTTTAATAGTACTGGTCTTAACACCGTAAGTAATAGGGCGAGACGGATTTCTAATTTTTTTCCCTGTGGTAGCATCTACTACAGGGTATGATGGTATTGACATTAATTTATACCTCTACTATAGTTATATACCTGAAAGGCGGAAATTTTATTAATCACCTTTTACTATGCCCTTTACCTGTTTGTACAGCACATCTTTTTTAGAAAGATTGAAACTTACATGATTAATAATTTCAGGACCAGTCATCTTTGGTATGCTCGCACTGTCTGCGATATTGATAATGTTGATAGAAAATTCTTGTCCTTCTGCAGAATTACTAGCCGAAGCAGTGGCCCCACCAGCACTTCCACCATCAGAGAATCGCTTAACGCGCCCTTCGTTAAGTTCGTTCATAAACTCGACACCATACTTCCTAACAGATTCTGCCTTTACTACAAATTCTTCTGGAGCCAGCATAGCAGGCACCGAGTCAATGCCTTTAACCCCGCCAGTAACGTAACCACCACCAGCAAAACCTGCAGGACCTACAACAGTAGTTTCGTAAGGGCTTGGTGTAAACTGCGCTCCGCCCATATCTGCACCGCCCCCGAAAGAAGAGGCTATTCCTATTATCTTCTGTACTATAGCCACTGCAATCATTTTAGCTATGTACTTCTGTAGCATATCTCCGATATCTTTAAGTATCCCGCCTAACCCTTCCCTGAAAGACCGCCAGGCGTCTTGCCCTTTACCTAGGGCCGTAATCATATTGTCTATAGTAGACGTTAATCCATCTCCTAGAGTAGAGGTAATATCAGCCCCTAGTTGCTCAGTACGCTCATTAGTAGTGCCAAACCCTATGGACCCCTTCTTAACCCCTCTACCGAAATTACCGCCGAAACTATTATCCTTCTGCCTAGCTAGTTCTGCGTTCTGCTGTTTTATAAGTTGCACCACCGCAGAATGCTTGTCTTTAAGAGACTCAAGGGCGTCCACATTTTCTTTGTAGTACTTGTTGTTTTCATTATTTTCACTAACCCAAACTTCAAGGCTAGCTATATTGTCTTCGTAGACTTTTTTCTTGGCGGCAGAGTTTTCTAATTGTGCCTCAGTCTGCTTTATAGTCAACTCTAACACTTCTTCTGCTGTGGCTGCGTCTTCTTTGCGAAGAGTTATTTCTTGCTGCCTAGTGAACAAAATCTTGTCGGCCTGCTTCTCCAGCCTATCAGACGTTATCTTTATTCTTCCTTCCTCAGGCAACGACTCCCCAAGCTTAGGAATAGTGGATACTTTATCATCTCTTTCCTTTTTAAGAGCATCAAGCCTTGCTTTTAATGCTTTATCAGCCTCACCACTTCCTTCGTAAAGACCATAAGCCCCAGACTTTTCCAACAATTCTCGCTTGGCTGCTGTAGCGTCTTTCTGATATTCAGCTTCGTAGTACTCTACCCACTTCTGGCGTAGGCGCATAGACGCCGCAAGCTTATCCTCAAAAGAAGCATTCCCGTCAGATAGCACCTTCTCATCCAACTTCATGGTGGCCTTTAGGCCATCCATCTTAGACTTTTCTTCTAGCTCCGTAGTTTTTCTAGAGTAGTCTGCTAGATTCTTTTTAAAAGTATCTAAATCATTTTCTAGTTTATCCTCTAACGTAAGACCATTTTCAGTTTTAGAAAGTGGAGCTACGTACTCGGGCTTAGTGCTGTCCTTTTCTTCAGCTTTTTCTTTATCTGTTAACTTCTTGTAAAGATACTCCCCTGCTCCTGCGTTGAAATATTTTCCATATTCCCCGTTCGGGGCTAAAGAGGCATCTTGTGTTTTAATAGCACTCTCCGCCTGCTGCAACTCAATCTGCTTGTTCTTTATTTTCCTATTTACTAAAGCACTACCTTTGTTGCCAAAGAAATCCTGAGTGCCTTCTGCATACTCTTTATCTCTTTCCTTTTCGAGGTCATCTAACTCTCTTCTAATCTGCACTGTCTTAAGCACATTAGAGTTATAGCTATCTACATCTCTACGGATTTCTTTATCCCGCTCTTCATTCATTCTTCGAATAGCGGAAGTAATGTCATCGTACTTAAGTTTCTTAGCGTCTAACTCCTTGAAAAAAGTAGGGTATAGATTTATAAGTTCCTGTATTTTCTTTCTGCTCTTCTCCTGTACTTTAACAGTTCCATCTTCTGCGAGATTGTTTTTGTCTACTAACCCTAAGATAGTGTACAAGGCATCCGCTTTGCGCTGATACTCAGCTGAGTTCTCGGCCATCTTAGTAGTGCTTGCCTCAATCTCTCTAGCGGTTTTGTTTGCTGCTTCTCCTATCTCTTTTATAATAAACAGGACACCACCCAGGGTTAATGAAACAGCCGCTATAATAGGGTGGCTATACAAAGTCCAGAAAAGGGCGGCGATAGCAGTAGTCATAGCAGTAG